ACGATTGAGGACTTTTTAAACGCGCTGTATGTACGTTTCGGACTGGTTTATAATGTCTCTTCCGATACGAAAACGGCCACTTTAAGACTGATCCGGGATATAGTGGAAGATGAACCTGCCGTTGATCTGTCCCGGAACCTGACGGCAGAACCCCTTATCAATTATGAAACGGCCCGTCAGATAAAGTTATCGGCCAAAACGTCTTTTACCGGTGCTGCGCCTTCGGTGGAACGGTACGAGGACTATATCAAGGGGAACGAAAAAATGGTTATCCGTGTAAGCCGTTTCGATCCTTCCCAAGCCTCCGTGTGGCTGAACTACGAGAAGACCACCGGCAACTGGTACAAATGGGATTCGGGGAACAAGAAACATACGTTTTCATCATCCAGTTTCTTTAACTGGGACCGAAAGACGGAAAACGTAGAGGACGAGGAACTGGCGAGCGATGACGAATGCGTGTTTATGGATTTTGCCCCAAACGGCCTTCTTTCCCCGTATTACCTGGCCGGGTATGTGCACCGTTATACCTATCTGAAAACCTCTTCCGATGATGAAGAGGATTCGGAGAAGGAGGAAACGCCGCTTTCCTTCGCTTTCGCTTTTACAAAGGCCGTTACGGAAAGTACGGATTATTCCTTCGGCTCTATTTGCCCATACGCTCCGGACGGCGGGGAAATCACATTAAAAGAGGGCGGCAAACATACGATATCGCTTTTATTTCAGTTTGAAGACGGGCTGTTTGCCAAGTTCTGGCAGAAGTATGACGCTGTATTAAGGCACTCTTTTAACCAGGTGGACACAAGCACCCTTTTACCGGTTCACCAGCTTATGAAAATGGATGTCTTGACCCCGGTAGCCCTGCGGGGGCAGTACATGCTTCTGGACGGCCTTTCCTATTCGCTTCC